GTTTTCATGTAGCGGGGTACGAAGATGGTTCTGGCTATTCTAAGCTGGTAACGAGTAACATGCTTAATCGAGACTACAAACAAAAGCGAGGAGTCTCAATGGATTTACCCGCAGTTCAGCATTGTCTCATTGACGAACTGAACCCTTGCCCCGACGGAAGATTTTTCATTCTCGGCAAATGCTTGAAAGGAGAAAACATTCCTCAAGCAACAAGAACCCAATTACGCCCAAGTGCTTTGTGCGGAAAGGTATATAGAGTCTCTACTGCTCCAGCGTGCTTGTCACGTAACGACCCAGTTTGTAAAGACATGGACTATGACCCTCTCGAACGCGGCATTGAAAAATTTGGCGTAGATGGAAAGGACTTTCCTCTTGCACATCTGAAAGAGGTATTGGACTACACAAACATGGAATACGGTAATATTGACCCGGACTACCCACGAGATCTGTTGACAGAAAAACAAGCTATCAACGGAATCATTGGAGACGAGTACGTAGAACGAATTAACATGGAAACGTCACCTGGTTTTCCTTGGACCAAGATCAGAGCCGGTGGCACAAAAGGCAAAAGAATGTTCTTTAGCGGACTCGAAGGTGAGTTAGCTGTTGAGCATCCAAAATTACGAACACAATTAGATGAAAGAATTAATTTGGCAAAAATCGGAAAACGTATCGACTCTTCGTGGGTAGACACGCTTAAGGACGAAAGACGCCCTCTTGAGAAAAGACACAAGGCTCGAGTCTTCAATATCGGTTCGCTTGATCATACTATTGCGTGTAAGATGTACTTCGGTAGATTTATCGCGTGGTATATGAAAAATCGGCGACAGCATAGTGGAGCGGTTGGCATGAATGTCGATTCTCTCGAATGGGATCAAATGATTCAGAAATGGAAATCAGTGAGTGACATCGGATTTGACGGAGACTATTCAAAATATGATTCGAAAATGAGAGCACAAATGATTTTAGATTATTTTGTGGAAATCGTCAACAACTGGTATGACGACGGACCTGAGAACGCTTTGGTTCGTCGCGTATTGATGGAAGATGTTTGTTTCGCCATACACCGCTGCGGAAACGTGGTATATATGTCCCTCCAGGGTAACAAGTCAGGATGTGTCTTGACTTCAATCTTGAATTCAATTGTGAACGATGGTTACCTGAAGATGGGATGGATTAACTGCATGGAAACAGCCGCGCAAATCGCGCGTGCGACAGGTAGTGTCGAAGATATAGCCCTTGTTAAGGTAATGAGACCCTTAAGGATGTATTCTAGACTAACCTGGTTCAAAGTGTACGGAGATGACAATGGTGGGCCGGTAGACCCCAAAGCTGCGAAGTATTTCAATGCTATTACTTTCGGAAAATTTCTGGAGGGACATGGTATCGAGTACACACCTGCATCTAAGGGTTTGAGGACTGCTAGTACGGACAAGATTGAAGACCTTCAATTCTTGAAACGACACATCATAAAACACGAAAGCGGGATTTATCAAGCACCAATCGACAAAGAGGTCATCCAAGAATTAACCAACTGGATAAGAGATGGACCTGACCATAAAGCCGCTATGTTTGAGAACCTCGAAAATTCACTGCGATTTGCTTACCAATGGGGACGCGAGTATTTCGATACTCACCTTAAATTGGTAAATGCGCAGTTGAAGAAACAACAACTCGAGACCATCAATTGCAGTTTCGACGATTTCGACCGTGAGTATTTTACTCAGTTGTAAATTCAAAATTTTCCGTTTTCTTTTCTTTTACCGAATGCTTACACAGTGAGCCGTTTGTTGGAGCCTCATTAACTCCTTAAACGTACACTTGGTTAGTGTTTGTGCAAAACATTGCTTTTGTTAGCGACGCCTTTCGCATAACAAAAAAAA